GCGGCAACGAGATTTGGAGAGAATTGAAGCATTGTTGTTTCCTTTTAGCCCTTCATCCGGGCGTTGATTGCCTTGGCAAACTCTTCAGGCTTGCCAGCAAATTGCTTGACGAGTGAGCCAACGTCACCAATGTCCATGCCACGCGGCAGGGCTGCTCGGCTCATATCAATCTTGGTTCCGATTGGGTCGCGGGCGAACAGGTCGCGCCATGACTCAAGGAGAGCGACTGGGTTACGGGAAGCCTGCAACTGACCGACAAGCGCCTCGCGCTGTGAGTCTGGGATGCGGTAGCCCTCCTGCTCCATGATCTCCACTTCGCGCTCAAACTTCTCGCGCTTCAACTCGGCTTCAAGACGGGCGAACCGTGACTTGAGGCGAGCGTTTTCCGACCGAAGAGCGTAGGTTGAACGACGGCTGGCAATGACGGATTCGTCTTCCATTTCGTCCTCTTCGCCTGCCTCAACGTCATGGCTCTCGATGTCGATGTGGACTTGACCCTCTTCCTCGGCCATCTCGTCCTTCATCTCATCGTCGTCCGCAGCCATCTCGTCCTTATCGTCCGAGTCGTCTGCGAACTTCTTCTTCATCATGTCCGAGAGTTCGGAGATGGCGCACTTCATGGCCTCCAACTCCTCGCGCATATCGTCGCTGGATGCCATGCTGGCCTCCTCCTTGGTAGTCGTCGGGATGAATGTATTGAGTCCGCCACCAGCCCCGACGAGGTCATGGTTGGACTTTGAACAAGTGATCTTCTCGCCCTTGCGGGTGAAATGGGTGTCCGGGAGAGGGCGGCGCGGGGTTTCGCGGCCGAGCAACGCCACTTCGGATAGGTGGTTTGAGCCTGACCAGATCTCAGCCGACCGACGCGGGAACGCGTTGGTAGCAATGAAGCGGTCGAAAATATCGCGGTTGACTTCCATGTCGCCCACAATGTACCCAATTCCATCGCGTTCTTCGTAGGAAATTGTGGGGAATCGACCGACGGCGGACTTCGGTTCCTTGCCGTCCTTCTCGTGCATGATGACGAGGCGAGGGAACGAGCCGCGAGCCATATGCTTGCGCGTCGATGCAACGATGTCCTTCAGGCGCTTGTTGTTGAACCGCTTGAGTTCTGGGTCAGCCTCGCCGTCGTCGATGGCTGGGTCAAACGCCATGAACAGTTCGACGCGCTCAATCATGACCTTGTCGCCATCTTCGGCAACGGTGTGAGATGTCTTTGCGTTCACGGTCTTCTCCTCTTTGCGGTCGAGTTCCTTGTCCTTGCGCTCTGCCCATGCCTTGCCAGCATCGCCACCCCACAGAAGCCAAGCGATATACCCGGCGGAATCCTTGCCCCAGCCCTCGCCCTGCTTGTCAACCTCGTGCCGAGCGAAGTAGGACACCATCCGGCGCACGGTTTCGGGTGACAGGTTCGCTTGGTTCTTGATGTCCCGCGCCCGGGCTACGCCAATTTCCGTGCCACCGCGACCATGCTTTTCCCGCAGCTCAAGGCCACGGGCGGCATTCGATGCCATCTCGGTGGTTGGCTTCAAGTCGATCATTAGGTGGTTAGCCCTTGGATTTGGCCGTCACTTAGACGCGCAGGGAAATACTTGAGGGTGCGGATGCTGTTGTTGAGCATGACGGTTGTGTCGGTAATGCTCGTCCCGTTAGTGGACGGGCCGCCGATACTCAGCCAAGTTGGGGCGGCACTAAACGCCAGCGTCCCGGTAGCGACCGTACCGCCGTTCAGGCACAGGCTAGTAGCCGTCCCGTTGTAACTGAATGCACCCTTTGCCAACGCGCCTGCGGTCAGGCTATTTGCTGTTGTGACGGTCGCCGCAGCGTTGAAGTCTGCCAGCCGCAGCGTGAGCGCCGAGGCGGTTTGATACATATGCAGGTGTTTGGTTGTCTGGTCGCTCGTTGCTATCACAGAGCGAGCGGTTGCGCTTGACGCGTTGCCATACCAGTTAGCAACAAATGTACCCGTTGTCCCGCCCGTGTACCACGAGCTGAAGTTTGTCCCGGCGGCAATGATGGCGGTGTCGACGGCGCGGGTTACGGCTAATGAGGTAGTTGCAATGTTGCTAGAGGCTTGCGAACTACCCTCTAGTTGTACGCCCCAAATTGACAAATCAGGAGTCGCCACCGCCGATTCGTTGCTGATGTACACATACCCGGGCAAATTGGCGCTTGCGGTAAGTGTTAGCGTAAAGCGTTGCCATGATGGCGTGACAGTAACAGGAACGCTTGAAACGCCCAAAATCCATATTGTGTAATTGGTTGCGGCTGTGTTACTTTTCATCCATACAGATATTGTGTATGGGTAAGTAACGTACCCAGTATCTAGCGTAACCCTGCTTGCATTTCCTAATGGGTTTGTTCCAAAAACAAACTTTGTCGAATTTGTGACGTTGTCAGGAGCTACTGCACCACCGCCAACAGTTCTAGTGGGTGGATTTGTTCCAAGTATTTGCCAACCGTTTCCGTTTAGTGTTCCGCTGCTTTTTGCATAATTTGTTGCTGGCATTTCAAGCAGCAAACCCTTGGCCGCAAGCGTTGTCGGGTCAAAATCAAAGCGGGGGTCTTGTGCGTTTGTAACAGTCGTGACGTATCCAAGGCTATTGATAAAGGTAGCCCGCGCCGTAGCGTCTGCACGGCTGAACGTAATGCGCGGGTCAATCGTTCCACCCATCGCCGTGAAGTCAAGGGACAGGGTCGAGCCGTCACCAGAACGCGACATCAGTCGGCTGTCGTAAGACGAGCCGGGGATGCGTGACATCCTTGGACGGTTCGCTCGATTCATTTACAGGTTAGCCCAGAAGGTTCCCATGTCAGGCGTGCCGCTCGACTTGAATTGCGCGGTGACGTATGAAGCCCCGGCAACATCAACCATCGCGTAAGCGGGTTCCACATTTGCGCCAGCAGGCGAGTACAGGTTGGCGGCAGGGGTTCCGGCGACCTGCGTAATGCCCGAGAAGGTGCGCGTGTTGAGAGCGCCGTCCATCGTGTAATTCGGGACGGTTCCGCTTGTGAATGTCAGCGTGAAGTCTGCGAGGACGGTTGGCATATACCAAAAGCCCGTGCCAGTCGTGCGCGTGTACTGCAAGCCCGTTGGCGTGCCTGCGGTGGTGACGACTGCAGTTCCGCCGAGTGTCGCGGAGAGCTGGAAGGTCGTTGAGCCGTTCGTCGCAATGATGTAGTAGGTCTTTGGGCTGGTGTACCCGGTGATCGTTCCCGTTCCGCCGAGTGTTCCGGTAATGGTCACGGCCTGCCCAACTACAAGGACATTCGCGTTGCAGGTGAAGTTACCTGCGGTGTCTGCAATGGTGACACCCGCGAGCGTGCCAGCGGTATCAAGGTACTTGCGCCAACCAAGGAGCCGCATACCGATGGTGGTCTGCGCGGTGGTTGCCGACACCATGAACGGCATGACGTAGAGCAGGGAGGGGTTCGTCCCGCTCACCGATGCCGTGTTGATATCCCACAGGAGGGCGCTTCCGGTCGCACTCGCCGGGGCGGCTTGCAGGAGAATCGCCTGCGCTGCGGTGTAGGTTGCAGGGACGGACGTGACCGTTGCCCTACGGAAGTTCTCTTGGGCGGTGTTGATTACGGGCATTTACAGTTCTCCTCTGCGCTTCATGTCGAGCGCGATTGCGACCGCTTGGTCTTGTGGCTTGCCTTCTTTGATGAGCTTGGCGATCTTCGCGCCGACGGCTGGGTCAGCGGCGGACATGATCTTCAGCCCTGCCTTCTGCTCCTCGGTCTGCTCGCGGGTCATGCGGGTCTTCGCGCCGGGGCGGGCAAACTTGCCGCCGTTTTCTGCCCATTGCTGAATGTCTCTTGTTGCGACACCCTTGCTAACCATGTCCTTGGCGGCGGCTAGGACGGCCTGAGCGATTGACATGGACGGGTTCTTCTCGTACATACCAGCCGAAAGGTCAGCGAGCAGCATTTGCTTGCGCCCGGTTTCGATGTTGTTCTTGCTGATCCACGAATATGCCGCGAGCTTCGGATCGGTGTCCTTCCCCAGAATGCCCTCGCTCCAAGACGGATGCGCGGCAAACTCGTCTTTCGCGCCGGGGCGGGAGGACTTCTTTTTTGGAGCCGGAATAAAGGTATCGCGCTGCCCGTGTGGGACATCGTCAATCTTCTCCATTGAGCCGTCCTCGTACAACCAGTAAGGCGTTGAATCCGAGTCGCTTGCCGAGATGCCATGCCATTCAAGGTCAGCGGCGCTCGTAATACCCTTCGCCTTCAGCGCCTTGCGAAGCGCCCCGGCGGTAGTGCGCTTGTCGGCGAAGACTTCTTTCGCTGCAAATCCAAGACGGGCGGCGATTTCCTTGCGTGTGTTGCTCATGTCGTGCATCGTAGCGATCTCCCTTGCGATTTATTTATGCGTTTACGAAACCGGGGTCAGGAACTTGGCGCGTGTCCACTAGCCGCTGACGCGCTCCGTTGTGCTTGGCAATAGCGGCTGGGTCTATCGTCCCGTTCGGGCGCGTCCATCGCTCGCGCAAAGCCTCGGCGGCGGGGACGGGGATTAGCGCACAGCGGCAGTTGAAGCCCAGCGGCGGGGCAATCCCAAGGCGGTCGAAGTCTGCCATCGTCCCGACGTAGCCGTCAAAGGCGCGGTGCGTGTCCCGCGTGCGCGGGTCTTTGGTGGCGCTAAATTGCACCAGCGGGACAAAAGCCTGTACCCGCTCATCCCGTAGGACTTCGGCGCTGCCCTCGGTCATGGCGCGGTTGGTGTTCGTCCGCAGGACGGTTTCAAGGCGGGAGGACGTTAGCCCTGTTCCGGTCATGAGTTGGGCGGTCGTAACGAAGTCGCCGAGGTTCATGGTCTTGATGAGCTTGCCGACCACGCTCTTGGTCGGGCGCTCCTCGATGACCTGCGCGATCAGTTCCTGCACCATGCGCGTCTGGGCGGGGTTCATGGCGGTCACGAAGAAGGTGGTATCGACAATCCGCTTGACCCGGGAGATAGCCCCTTGCGGCCCTCGTGTAACACCGCGTAACAACGAATCGAGAATCGGGGACTGCTTGCGGAGGTCGGGAAGGGCGTTTTCGCGCTCGTGATCGGTCACGTCCCCGGCGCTGGCGGCTGCTGCCTTGATGAGCAGCTCCCAGTCGGCGCGTGAGATTGGAACGCGCTTCCTGAACCAACCCGTGATCGGAGCCATCCATTTCGTACCGAAGCCCTCAAGGGAGATCGGCACGTCCCGGTCGAACTTGACCGCGTCCCCATCGTCGAGCATTCCTTCGATAGCCCCGTCTGGGATCTTGGCGGTGTCTACCGTGTCACGCGCCCCGAAGAGCCACGATGCCATCAGGAGCGCCGCAGTCGCCTCATGGAACTCCGCCCACGCCGCGAGGGCATCTTCGCCCCTAACCTGAGCCGCGACCGCACGGCGGTACGCCTGCTGCGACTGGCGCAGGACTTTGCGGAGGTGCTTGTCAAGTTCGGCTTTGGTCATCGCTTGCGCTTGCGGACGGCGGCTACCTTCGGCGCTTCAGGTTCTGGCTCATCGCCCTCGCTCTCGTTGCCCTGCCCAAGCATGGCGGAGAGCGGGTTGGACGATGCGCCCGCGCTGCCTGCGGCTTGACCGCCGAGGACGGATTCCCCGTCTTCTGGGTCGGACAAACCAAGGAGGTCGCGGACTTCGCGCTCGCTGACGCGGCCACCCATTTGGATGAACGTCTGAATTGCTTCCAGCCGCTCCTTCGGGTTCGGTCGCTCAGGGGCAAAGACGAACCGAATGCGGCGGGCATCCTCTTCGGAGGCTCCGAGCATCCCGGCAATGATGCGGACAAGGTCGGTAGTCAGGCTCTCCGCGAGGCAATCTGCGTGATAACGGATGACGCGGGAAAGGGTATCGGCGTGGAGGTCGGCGACCCCTGACCCCATGCCCGTCCCGCCAGCCTCGCTCGAGAGCGACTGACCGAGGATCGCTTCCTTGAGTTTGCCAGAGAGCCAGTTGACCAACTCCATAAAGATCTGGGCGCGGCCACCGTTCGCATCCTTGATGTCGATGTCGTACATGGACTCGGTCGGCGAAATGCGGGGCAGAACGACCGAGTTGTCGTTGACGAGATTCTGGAGAATCGTCATCATCTCGCTCTTGGCGGCATCGTTCCCGGCTGGGTAGTACCCAACGCGGATACCGAGGGCGTACCGCTCCACATAGGCGGCGGCGTTCTGTAGGACTTCCTGCTTCAAGAGCCAGATGTACCAACAGACATCTCGCGCCCCTACGCCACGGTAAACCGTCTCGGCGCTGTTCGGGTCGATGAAGTTAGGCGCGGTGGTAAATACGCGGTGCAGAACAATGGCGCGGCGTTCGTTGTCGTCGAACAAATGGACGAGCGAGTCAAAGCCGAGATCGGTGACGGAGGCCTGATTGATATAGGCGCTACCAACGCGCATCGCCACGTTCCCGGTCTGGTCAAAGGCGAGAGTGTCGGAGGCGAGCGGGAGCCATTCGCGGATGCGTACCCCAAGGCGCGGGTCGCGGTCGTAAACCACGTTCACGGCGCTGCACCCGTACCAGACGGCTTCGTGCAAGGAGCGGAACATATCGCTACGGCGCGGGGCTGCGCCGATGATCTCGGCAATGCGCTCGGCGAGCTTGACGAGGCGCGGATCTGATTCGTCGTCGGAAAGGACGTTCCACTCCAACCCCGCAAGGGTCACGAGCAGGGAGCGCAGTACGCCCTCAATGTCCGCGTCTGCCCGCATCATCGCCTGATAGTTCGGGTCAAGGCGGTACGCAAGGCTCGAGTTCCGCAGCATCAGGCTGGCGGTGCGGAAGAACGTCCGCTGCACTTCCACGGGCATGGCGAGCGGCCCGGTCAGTCCGCGATCAATCGGAGGCGGCAGCGGCTTGCGCGGTCGCTTGGTTGGTGGCAATCCTGCGCCGGGGATCGACTGACGTTGCGAGAGCGGGTTGTTGATCGGGTCGGGCATTGCTTAATCCGGGAGTTTGTTGAGTGGTGGAAGCCCGCGCTGCTTGCGCTCTCGATTCACCATGCTGAGGGCTTGTTTGTTGGAGCGTGCAATGTCGGCAGCGCGTTTAGCCTCTGGGGTGTTCTGCGCTGCACGCTTCTCGCGCATAGTACGCATTGCGGCTTCGCTTGCCTTGGCAGCGGCTTCATGCTGCTTGCGTAGGGTTTCCACGTCCTGCTTCGCTTTGTCGAGTTGACCTTCAAGGGCGCGAATGGTCTTTGCCTTTTCAGGCAACCCGCCAGCGCGTGCCTGTGGGCCTTGCCGCTTCACTTCAGCGAGTTCGGCTTCCTTCTTGCGAATGGTGTCCGCCGCCTTCTTTGCTTCCCGCGCATCGCGTTGGTCGTACTGGCGGGTAATGTCTGAGCGGGTTTCGGACAGCCATTGCTCCGTGAACGACTTCCCAGCCGCCTTGGCGCGGTCTTCAATGCCGCGCACGGTGTCGCTTGGCTTCGATGACGAACCGCCGCCGCCGCCACCTTCGGCTCCGCAGGTGTTCCCGGGCTTGAACCCGCCCTTACCAATGCCGCAGTTGCTATCGAACCTCGACCGCTGCATCAAGGCTTTGATCTGGTCTACCGTCATGCGCTTGACAACGCCGTTCGGCTGTTTCACTTCGTAGGACGTAGCAAAGGCTGGCGGGTTAGTTTCCCCGCTGCGGAAGTCAAGCGTATACCCGAGGCGCTTGAGCGCCGCTTCGGCTTGGTCGATGGTCAGCTTGCGCTTGCTTGTCGGCAGGGCGAAGATGCCCAGTCGGCGCATGATCGCCTTGCGCTGGCTCACGCCTTTGCTTTCGCGCCCGGTCGCAGGGACAGGGTCTTGAGCTTTTGGGGTGAGTAATCGACTACCTTTAAGATTTGAACATTAACATTCTTGGCTTTTGGATGGCTTTTCTTCAAAGCCTCCAGCACTCGCTTCCCGGAATACTCCGCTTCCGCTTGGGTATCGAACGACGTACTTGCCCAAATGGAGTTGTCAACATATCCATTAATCGTAAAGTAATTGCCATCGCTACTATCCATCTTCGCCTTCACGCCGGGGCGGGCGGCTTTCATAGACTCGGTCTTCATTTGCTTGACTGCCGAAACAACCATGTTGATGCCGTCAACTAGCTTCTGCCCAAGTGCTTTGTATTGCGGGTATTTGCGGGCAATCTCTTTAGCTGCTCCTAGAAGCTCTCGTAATCCTTCTACGTTAAAACCGTCCGCCAAATTCTTTGCATCGAGTTTGGCTTCCCAGTTTGCTGGGGCCGCCATCTCCGCCTTCACGCCCGGGCGGGCAAAGCCTCCGCGTAGCCCTGAAGTTTCAAGCCCACGCAACGCGGCGGCCTTCGCCCTTGCCTCAGTTGAGTACGCCCGCATCGTGCCGAGCATATCTTCGTCCTTGCCGATGCCCGTTTCAATGCGCTGCACAACGTATGCGTAATAAGTTCCCGTTGCGTCGCGGGAAATCATCGCGGACTTGTTGCCCTTGCGACCGACTTCCGTAGCAAACTTCGCCTTCGCGCCGGGGCGGGAGAATGCCTCGTTAAATTCCCAGCCAAGCACTTGAGCGCCTGTGTTTGCGTCTGGAACCCATTTATTGAATGACGCTCCTCCAGACTTGAGCGCATTGCGAAGGGCATTGGCGCGACTGCTGCTATGTGGCTTGGTCAAGATTTGTCGAACCTTGGCAACCACTTCGGTCGGAAGCGACCGCATCCATGCAATGTTTTCTGGGTGTGCTGCAAAAGTGTCCTTCACGCCTTGCGCCGCGAATCCCAAACGCTTCTCGATGTCTTGCTTGCTCATGTGGTTCCTTTGTTGAGTAGTCCGCAAGCATCGTACCGATTCAACCGAACATTCTGCGCTTGACTGCGCGAGAATCGAACATCCTGCTCGTGTCGGTCGCCACGGTGACCGCGCCGCCCGATGTCACCACCGTACCGCTTGACGCTGCCGTGCAGAGGTCAACGATGCAGTCCACCGTGTCGTCGTGACTGCCAGCGGGGAAGGCGAGCATTTCGTCAAGGGTTGAGCGGAAGTCGGCGTGAACCTGCCCATCATGGTTCTGCGGGAACAAGAGCTTCCCCTGCTCAACGAACGGCTGGGCGGCGGCGGCGCGTAAATGCTTGTCGGCGGTACGGGTGACGGCAATGACGGGCTGGTGGCAGTCTTGGCGGAATTGGTCGAATACGCCCTTCTGCGGCCCGTTCGCTTCCGCCAGCACCATGCCCACTCCTCGGCGCTCGACGAGGTCTTTCGCCATGCGGGCAAAGTCGGGGAAGGACTCGCGGACGCGTAGGATGTCGGTCAGGTACAGGTTGCGGGCTTGGTCAACCTCCCCCACGATGCAGACCGAGTAGTCGGGGTCGTCGCGCTCTTGGCGCTTCTTTCCGTACCCCCAGTCGATAGCGGCGACCGTGCGCGTACCGAGGGGAACCGTCCCGGAGCGGTAGTAGCGCGTCCATTCTGGACGGAAGATCAGGAGGTCGGAGGACAGCGGAACGAGTTCGTAGGCACGGGCATACGCCATCGGCCCCATCTCGCGGCGCTTCTGGTCGAGGATCTCAGGCGTGAACACGCTCGGCCACGGGCTGATGAGTCCCCGGCAAGGCTCGCGCAGGAGCGTGCCAGCGCGTTCGCATTCGCGTCTCCAGTCGGCGGTAATGTCGTCCGTATGGAAGGGGGTCGCCGTGCGCCAAATGCGAGCGGGGTGCTTCGCGGACGGGTCAAGCATGGGAAGCCAGATGTTGTTCATCGCCTCCTTGACCTGTGCGCGGAGGGTCGGCTGGAGAACGGCGTTGCGTAGGTCGCAGATGTCATCCGGCCACAGGACATCGGCGCGTCCGCCCGTTCTGCCGAAGATGCCGGAGGCTTGGACGGACGGGTCACGCCTTGCCCCTACCCCAGGCGCGGTGATTGACCACGCCATGACGGTGTCCTCCCCGGGCTTGAGTTCAATGTGCGGGAAAGTGGCGCGGTAGATGGGGCTGCGGATGATGTCGCGCAGGAAGCGAGAGGTTGCCGACGCGGCTTCGTCGTTCTGCCCGATCAGCTTAAACCGTGTCGCTGGACGGCGACCGAGCCACCACGCGGCAAGGTAGGTGAGGGTCGAGGTCTTGGCGTGTCCTCGGGGTAGTTCCGCGTACCAACTATGGTGCTTCAGCCCGTGCGCGAGCAGACTGCGTTGCAGGTCGGAGACGGGCTTTCCGAGGCACAAGGCCAAGAACGCTGCCGGGTTCTCCCGCGCTGCGGCGACCGCCTGCTCCGGGGTCAGGCTTTGCGCTTTGGTTTTCGCTTTGGCTTTGGAAGGCACTTGGGGGGCTGGATCTGGTTGAGGCTTTGAGCGACGGCATCAAGGGCTTGATCTCCAAGGTCGTGGATCACTTCCACGCGGTCGGTTGCCGTACCAGCGTCAAGACGCAGGATGCGGTCGAGCTGCACGGTCGCGTCTACGCGGTCACGGGACAGGGACGCAAGGACTTCCACGGCTCGCACGCGGGTGCGGGTGTCCATGTTTGGGTCGTTCATCACGTCCTGTAGGAAGGCGGGCGCAGACTTGGCGGCCTCGGCTGGAATGTCCCAACCGCCGTAGACGGCTCGCTCAAGGCAAGAAAGGTGCAGGGTCTTGTCGCGGCGCGTGACGAGGTCGCGGACATCCCCCTTCCCCCTATCGAGGGGTGCGTCTTCTGTCATGATCGTACCTTCCGCTTTCTCAGAATCAACTCAAATCCGGCAGCGTGCGCGATTGCGAGCGCGGAGTCGAATGCAGGCTTGCGCCTCCCGTTGCGTGTCCCCGGTGTCCCAAGGAGGCAGCGCACAGTATGGGCGCGAAGGATGCCATCGGCATCCATGCGGTTTGCAAGCTCGCCTCGCGTCATGCCCTGCCCCTCAACGGCGGTGCGAATGTGTTCCTTGAAGTCGTCGTAGGTGTTGATGGCGGTGGCGGACATATGCTTTCGAGTATAGCGCGAGATGGAACAGGGCGGCGCGAGACGCTGACGAGGCGGGGCATTTCCTTACTGAATGGGTCTTGCGCCCAAGACATGAGCATGGGGATGCGGACGGTGAACCAGTCGGGGGTGGGGAGTTTCTTGACGTACTCCTCGCGGAAGCGGCCGTGGATACGGTGGCGAACCTGCACGCTGGTGCGGAAGGGGCTGACTTGGATGACGATACCGTCTTGATCGACGGCAACGATCCCGGTCGCCGTGCGCCCGACCGTAAAACCTTCGTGCGCGAAGTAGGTGGCGAGTTGGTCGAGCTTCTTCTTCATTGCCTTACTTGCGTATCTCATTGCAATTATCCTTAATCCGTGCAGTCGCAGGGGATGGTGTGGTCGTCGTTTGATTCGTTGAACAGGACACCCTGCTGGGTGATTTGGGTGCGAATTTGGTGGTAGGTGGGGCGGTCTTTGCGGAATCGAGCGCTTCGTTTATTTTCCTCATCTATCCACCATTGCGCCAATTCGGGTTGTTCACGGATGACGCGCTCTACCCGGGCCATGCCCTTGAGAAAGCACAAGTCGCAATTCCCGAATGCCGGGTCGTTGTTTGGGAGTTCAAGGTCAAAGTCGTTTGCCGCCCACCAGTTGATGATGGCTTCACGGTCAACCCCTGCGTCTGCAAGCGGCATAGCAATATCGCGGGTCGGGTCGTTCCGCAGCTTGGAAACACGGCGCGGCTCGTCGGCTCGCAGCCCAAGGATGGTTGTGTAGTCCGGAAGCCCGATAGATGTCATGTATCGGCGTATGGGTACGACTTTCAAATCTGTAGTGCAAAATCTTTGTACTGGACTTGGTAGCCATTTCTTCGCCACAATAAGGTCAGAAAACGGCTCCCCGTTTTTGCTAGCCGTTTCGCTGTTCACGATGGCAAACTTTGGCGCTTCGGCTCGGTATTCGATCCACACGATTGGACACCAGCGTTCGACCTGCTTGACGAAGTCGAGCGTCTTGACGTGTTCACGCCCGGTGTTCGCAAACATTACGACCCCGCCAGCAGGCAACGTACCGCCCCAAGCGTCAAGAACCTGCCGTAGCAAATAGCCTGACGTGCGGCCGCCGCTAAACGACATGACGAACGGGGGATCGACCTTGTAATAATCTGACATGGCTAGCACTTCCTAGATTGCCTCCTGCCGCGTCCCTTGGTCTTGGACGCGCTTGGAGGCGTGTTTGGGGTTCAGACGCGGCTGCGGGCAACCCTGCCCCGCTGCGAGCGGACGTAGTCAACGGCAACAGCGAGTACGCGGGCGGTGGTGGGGACGTAGGTCATCATGTCTCGCACGGCTTCGATCTCAGCATCGGTCACGGTGGCGAGCGTTTTTGCTGCCCACGAGTCCCATTCTGCAAGCTCGCTCGCGCTGGGCGGAATGCAGGTCTGTGCGCGGGTGTCCTCGATTTCGGTACTCGCTACCCCTGCCGTGTGCGCGGTGGCGGTGATCTTGCAGTACGCCTTGTGGATGGCGGACAGGTCGGGGCGGCTATCGCGTTCGAGGCGGTGCTGCTTGATGCACTCGCGCAGGATGTCCTGCTTCAGTTGTCCCCAGCGTTCGTTCAGGAGGTCGCCTTCCTCCGAGGTCGGCTTGTACTTCGGCCACAGTTTGCACAGATAAATCTTGTTGTCGATCCACGTTGTTTGCATTGGTGTCTCCTTGTCGGTTTAGAACGGTGTCCAGTTCGGATCGGCTTCTTGTGCTGCCTTTAACTCCGCTCGCCGTAGGCGACGACCCCCCTTCCCAAGGGGGGTTACGGGGGGATTGGTATTTGTAGTTGTGGTTGTGGTTGTAGTTGCCATCGGTTTGCCATTGGCTGAGCCATTGGCTGAGCCATTACCTGAGCCATTGGCGGAGCCATTCTTGCCACTCCAACGGGCATCGGCTCCACGCCTTCCGGATTCGCTTCGTTCGTTGTGGCGCTGCTCGACCTTGACGCGCTCGCGTTCCATGCGCGGGTTCACAAGGCTAGCCATTGGCTTAGCCAATGGCTGAGCCATAGGCTCAAAGCGTCCCCGAATGATTGACCAGTCACGCTCAGAGAGCGGGCAGCGGGTCAGGATTGAGCAGGCTTCGCGGTCGTCTGGGATGCCCCCGTTCGTCCACGCGTACATGAGGAGCTGCGTGTATGACCAGCCTTGGATGGGGGTCATCGTTGCGGTGCTGACTAAGAAGTCAGTCGGGTACATAGGGAACCACGGTGTAGACATTTGCTTCCTTGCGATAGCCGTAGGCAGGGCGGGGAGCGAGTGCGGGCTAACCCGCCCCGCCTACAGTTGTCGAGATGTTGAGCGTTTGCACTCGCTCCGCTATCCCCACGTTGGGAGTCGCTAGAAATATGATACCATAAACCTGCCACCATGTGGCGGGGCGGCCTTGGTCGCTCCTTACCTCACCCCCGGAAGCGCGGCGTGTTGATCGAAAGATCCGCGCCGCGTTTGTTTTTGGCGTACCAACCGCGCCAGCCGACCACCAACGCGGCTGGCACACCGGGCGGCATCATAATCGGGCAGCGTGTCAATTTATTTGATGCGAGTTTCGGACTAGGAATGTGCGATTGTTTGGAAATTTGTCAACAAACTTACGGATTGACCCCTTGCGAGCCGATGTACCTGTCAGTATCTTTCCGATGTCAGAGGCGCGTGCCGCTGACAAACGCACCCAGTTTGAGAGGACTGAGCAAATGTCTACCAAGACCCAAATGACCGTCACCGATGCCTTGAATAGCGACCGTATTGCCAAGCAGTACAACGATGCCCTGCTTGCCGCCGCCCGTGAAATTAACGACGACGTGAGCCAGCGCGTGATTCGCGCAAACGCCGACCTTGCCGCCGTTGACCATGATGACGAGAACGCCTTTGCGGCTTGTGTTGACGAAATCGACGCAGCCGAAGGCGCATTCATTGCTCGCCATAAGAACACGGTGGTATCACTTTGACCGCCCGCCGCACCGACCCCGCAACCAGTCACATGGCCGCCGATGACATGGCTCCCAAACTCGCAGGGCTTCAAGCCGCGCTCCTTGACGCGTTTAAGGCGGCGGGCGAGTATGGACTGACCTCAGACGAGGCAGAGGCGAAAGCCCACCTACACGCGGGGGCGCGTCGCCGTGTCAGCGAGCTGCACGCGGCGGGGCTAATCGCTCCGACTGGCGGCACTCGCCTTGGTCGCGCTGGTAAGGCGCAGCGCGTATTCATTGCCGTTGTCTCCTCCATTCCTGACAGCCTCTTCACCACCCCTACCGAAAGGAAATTCCGATGCTAGACACCAAGAAGATCCGCAAGCGCGAAGTCGAGTACGACATCAATGTTGACCAGTTGCCGGGAATCCCGGAAGTCATCGCCGAGTACCTCATGTCCCACGCGGTGACCGTCCTCCTTGAAGGTCGCTACCAAGTTGATGGCGGCAACCCGGACACAGGCGACCA